CGGTGATTGGCTTCGGCCAGATTACGAGAAGCAGAACTCATGAACATACTGCACCGGTATAATCAGACTTGCCCCGGCAAGAACAAACATACCCGCGGACGTAGTGAACCCGCAAAAACCACCAAACGGCGTGCAAACGACGGCCCGGTCAGCCCACCTGCACGCACAGCTCCGACCAACCAGATCGTCTGGCCATCTGCAGAATACTGCGGTTCGATCCTCTCCGGAGGCCTTGAAGCAATCGAACTGCGGAAACGCCCATTTGGACCAGCGGTCGAGCGTAACTGGAAACAGTTTCGCACGCTCATCAGCAACCTTCCCATTCATGTCCAGATTTCTCTGGTTCGGGACTTCGATCGCAAGAACATCGCCAAATCCAATGATCGCATGGCGAATTTCCGCGACGAACATCTCCTCACCCCGCTCCAGGGTGGAGGTTGCAAGATGGCGTTAAATCAAACGCAGCACGCGCAAGACCTACTGTTTCGTCAACAGGAGGTGGCACACGTCCAGTGGGCACATCGTGCTGTAGAAAACCTTGGTGAGAAAGCACTTGCGGACTTGTCTGCTCGTGCACTCACGCCTCGCACCATCAACCGTATCAAGGTTGACTACATGACCAAGGTTGCTGCGATACCCGAACACTGGCGCCCAGCAAAGCCCAAAGCCAAACTCGAGAAGAATGGCAAATGGGCGAAACGCAATCTATCAGATGCGCAACAGGAGTTCAAGCAGCTGCGATCCCGTGCACAACGTCATGTCCGGGATGCGCGTCGAAATGCCCGTCAGAGCGCCGTACCTGACGCCGCGGTGATGAAGGCAATTGAAAGTGCCCAACCGCGCCAACCACCAGCCGCACAGGCTGAGGTGGTGAAAGGAGCACCGTACCAGCAGACCCGAGCGGACCGAGCGGAACTCTCAAGGAACGATCTCAAGTACTCCTCATTCACCGGGCCCAACGACAAAACCTACCAGTGGTTCAAGGACGCCATGGCACAAGAACTCATCAAGCTCAAGGCCTACGGTGGCGAACCTGATTTCCCACGCGACCCGGCGGCAAAGTTCGAGGAGAACCATGCCTACGACAACTTCCACGTCTACGAGAAATTAGCACACATCGCAGGGAGCCGTGCTCTTCTCGCTGCCTACCGCACCCCGAAAGGACGTGAAGTTTTCGAGGAAGACCAACGGGAATGGGCCACTCTCTGGCCACTCGCGTACCACCCCGACCGTCGCAACAGGCTGTCACGCGCGCAACCGGCCTCGCCAGCCGTTGCAAAGCGTTCCCGCGCCCTCGATGACGGGCCCCACACCTCAAATCCGCGCGACTCGCGTGAATCTTCGTCGCATGGAGAGGAGACAGAGGAAGACGATGTGGGACCAGGCCGCGGCGGCGGCCGAGGTCGCGGTCGAGGCCGCGGCCGTGGCGGATCCGAAGCACCACGTGGACCCGAGAAAGGGCCCAATCGTCCAGAAGACAAACGGGACGCCCTCAAAGCGTCCTATGCTAAGGCCGCCACAGACGCAAAACCAGCACTCGACGACCCGAAGGCATCAGCCGAGGACAAGGAGAAGATCGTCAAGGACAAGGAGAAACAGGAGCGCGAGCTCTTCGAAACTCTCCGCATGAAGTACGCTTCACAAGCCCCTCCAAACCAAGAAGGCCACTCGTCGGACGGCACCGACCGAGTGTACGACTTCGTGCTCGCTGCTGACCCAAATCTCGCTCCCGAAGAGCACCATCTCCTTGACTGTGCAGTGCTCCCCAACGAGTGCATTCGCGCACAAGACTACATTCGGCTCGCGAACTTCGGCAATAGGGTGCCCGTTATTTCCCCGCTACACCCGCTCGAGCGCCAACACGAACCCATGGAGTTCACCGAGCGTCCACCGGTCTGGCTTAACGACCGCTACCACTGTGGGGGCATCGCAGACCCAGAACCCTACGGCCCTTGGGACGCTCACATGACCTTCGCGCTCCAAGCAGCCCATGCTGTTCTCATCCCCATCGAAGCAGGTCTGAACCTCACGTCGCGCGTCGCCTCAACAACCGCCAACTTCGGGCTCCGCACAGCCCTCGGCACAGCGCGCCTCGCCCGCAGTGCCGTTGTTAGCGTCGCGACAGGACATGACCCCAACGGCTCACGCCCACGCCGTCTGGCATGGCTCACAAGCAAGGTTTGCGACATCGCCGACCGCTATGAAACCGGGAAGAAGATCGTCGATGGTGCTACTGAAGCCGTCAAGTACATCAAGACAGACGTCATCGATGAAATCCGATCCATGTCGCGCGAGAACGGGTTTGACGAATGCGCAGTGTATCGCACACTCGACAGTGCGAAATACGTCGAAAGGCCACGCATCGTCTGTCGCGCAACGATCAGCCAACTTCTTCACGACCCTGCCGAAGACACCCCCGGAGCGCGGAACAACGACTACACGCCCTCCGAGCTCGACCAGCGCCCGCTAGAAGACCGCCGTGTCGGTCTCATTGGCAACCCCAAATACGCCCGCATCAAGGTCGTTGCTTACCACATTCAACCGGCGAATCGCTTTGTCACACACCTCATCGGGTCAGAGACTGTGACACTGCTCCCCACAATGGAAGGCGTTTTTGATTTCGCCACCCACTCTGCCAATCTCGAACGGGGAGGTTCCGACATCCGTGCCCAGGTGAAGAGGACTGTTGACAAGTGTATGGCCGTCAAGTCCCTCAACTATCACCCGGCGGGCAAGCCCACGCCCACATCCCATGGTCTAGCAGCACTCGCAGTGCTCGCTGCAGCGCATTCAAGGCACTACCATTTGGGTTTAAACGAGGCCCAGAGGGGACTGGCCCCACCCCCCTCTGGCCATACAGAATTGGGGATCTCGGTACCGTCAAGCTCAACACTCCCGCGCCAGAGCTGCGAATCAAAGTCAAGAAAGTGAGTTGTCGGCGCAAGCCTGCAGCTTACTATTTTTGTAACTATTCGATTCGTAATCCTTTTGAGCCCCGTCCTGACTTCCTTCCTTTCTTCCCTGATCAAAATGACACTGGCAATATGATTGCCGCAACAATCCACCGCTATGGTTGTGACATGCCCCCGATCAACGACCGGTCCATTAGTGCATTCGGCAAAGCGTTCATTCGCAAATACTTCGTGCCGCTGCAAGATTCCGACGTCCCTTCGTTTGATGCCTGGCTCGCAAAGACACCGTACTCTGAGAAACGCAAACAGCAGCTCCGCGATCTCAAGTCACGAATGTCACACCTACTGCCCGACCATTTCTTCTCCAAGAGTTTCATCAAGTACGAAGCGTACATGAAGGAGAAAGCCGCCCGCGCCATCAACTCATATGATGACTTCTTCAAGGTCATGTGCGGGCCGCTAATCCATGCCATGGACAAGAAAACTTTCTCACATGGGCCCAACGGGCCTACAACGGTCGACGACCCCACACGCTGGTTCATTAAGGGCACAAACCCTAAAGAATGGCCTGCGATGCTCCGCTTTATCTTCGGCGATTCGGCGGTCCTCAACACAGACTTCACGAGCTTCGAAGCTCACCACCGCGAAATCTACGCGGAACTCGTTCATTACTGGATGATGCACATGTGTCGTGGACTCTCCCTGAACCGGAATTTCAAAGCAAGCCTGTCCCGCGCGGTCCGCGGCGTCAATAGAACCAAGTTCTACAACATTTCAGCAGAAATTGACGAAAGGCTCATGTCTGGAGCAATGTGGACATCATCGGCAAACGGAGTCCTCAATCTTATCATCATGTCGTACCTCAGCCTACGATGTGAGAATCCCAACGATACCATCGCCCAACTCATCGACAAGGTCCCGCAGTTCGTTGGCAAGGTTGAGGGGGATGACGGAATTTGCAAACTGTCACCCACCCACAAAGAGACATTCAAAGCACTCGCCCTGCAGTGCGGGCTGAAGCTTGAGCCAGACTACTACGACACCTACCATCGTGCTCAATTCTGCTCCATCGCCTGCTCCCGTGACTCGGACATGATTGTGAAAGATCCTAAGAAGTTCCTACGAACCTTCTTCGCCATACCGCCATCATATTCACAAGGCACGCGCTACATTTCGTATTTGCGCGCTAAGGCCATGTCTCTCTTCTACAACTTTCCCGGTTCGCCAATTATCGGGCCAGCATGCCATCGTGTCCTGGAGGTCACGAAATCTTACAACGTTGAGACTGTCTACGCTGAGCTGGACATGTACCAACGAGAAATGCTGGAAACTGCCAAAATGGCCTACACCAAAGACAAATCATTGTTCACTGAGCCCGTGGAAATCACCGACGGCTCGAGGACTGTTTGCGCTGAATGCTTCGGCATTACTCCCGATCAACAGATCGAGATTGAGAACGCCTTCACCTTGTGGGACCCTACCAAGGGGCCCATCATCCTAGACCTCTCTCTTCATCTTGATGACAACGACCGCGCGCTCTTTCCTTATTTCGGCTTCCACGACCCTGTCCCCACCATCCCGAACTATCCACCAGAGATCTTACAGTTCTTCCTGCCGCAGCAGAAAGCGCTTCTGACCGAGTGTCGCAAGCGCAGCAACTGGTATGATCGTTCGGAATACGA